AAATGCTCCCTCAACGCACGGCTCGTCTCGGTCAGGAACAACTCCAGGTCTTCCAGTTCGGTTCCGGTAACGTGCGTGGTGCAGAGGTAGGTTTTGACTACCTTCATCACACGGCGGATACGACGGACCATGTATTCATCGGCACGGTCGGCGGATTTGCGGGAACTTCCCTGGATGGTGGCTGGGCCAGCGGGTTCGGTAGTCTCATACTCCGGATTATGGAACGTGAGATGGTCCTCGGCAACCACTGGACGTTTAGGAACGAGCAGATTGGCTGGCAGATCAGCCGGATGATTAACCAAAGGATCGACCGAATGTACAACTGTTTGACGAGTGGCTATAGGCATGGGTTTGATATCCTATTATCCCCGTATCTACACGCAGGACGAGAAGAACCCTCCCAGATCGGCTCCGACCAACTTCTGTGCGTAGGCCGACTCCGCCTCTACGCACGTGGAACGGGTGGGGATATCGTAGTAGGACGACGTGCGCTCGCCGGAGGACGTGGCCCCGAAGTACCCACTCCAGGCGAACGTGTAACCCGCCGCCGGAGTCATGATGCCGGGGGCTTTGGGAGTGTAGCCAATCCACATATTCGACCCGGCGAAGAATGTGTTGACCTCACCCGCGTTCACGCCCGCGTTGTAGGTGGGGGGGACATAGGTCGCGCCGGAATCCTGGCCGGCCAGTTCCGGGGAAGTGTTGTAGATGGAATCGGCGACGTGGACGGTGCCGAGTTCAAAGATCTGAGCAATGGCTTTCAGTACGACAGTCGCCGCATCTTCATCGTTCTTCTGTCCGTACAGGATACGGGCAACGAAATCCGGATGGTCGAGCAACGTATCCAACACCACACGCCCGATCACGGCTTTGTTGGGGCGGTAGGTGGACGTGAGTTGGATGATGCGCTTCATGGTGCGCATGTCCTGGATCGGAGTGGATGCCGGGTCCGACCATTTCAGGAAGGTGTAGGCGGAGGCGGTGGAGGTCGGAGGGGCCGTAGGGTAGCCGCCGGCTGAGTTGGCCGTGCCGCCTGTCCAGTTATTCGACCAGACGCCGGTTTGGAAGAACGTGGTAAACCACTGAAATTCACGGTTGATCAGACTCTGGGTTTGCAGGAAGCGGGTGGCTTCCAAGTCCAGGTTGAGCGGCTGATCGGCGTTCCCCCGCAACTGATCGTCGATGGCACGGCCCAACGCCCACACGTCGCACAGGTAGGACTGGTTGTTGTCGAGGCGGTAGGCGGCTTGCGCTACACGAGCCGACAATGCCCGCTTCTTCATCTGATTGCGATTGAAGTCCGCGCGGGAGTACGTGAAGTACCGGTCGGAGATCTTGGGTACCGGGATGATCGGGAACACGTCGCGAGCGATGAAGTTCTTCTCCTCCTGGGAATACATCACGGAGAAGTTCGTTAGAATCGCGTTCACGTGAACGTCGGATAATGTCGGCTGAGCCATTTACAACTCCTTCCGGCATCACGCCGGTAGTTGATTCAATTTCGTAAAACCCCAAATCGGCCCCGTATCGCCTGTCCTCTCGACTGTCGAACCATGTCGGGCCGGGTACTGCAAATCCTGCTAAACCGAAACTACTGAATCGCGTTGGCCGGGAGCAACATCACGGTGGTGATGGCGATGCTGGTCGTGCTCGCCAACGTTTCTAATGCGATGGCCACGATGGTACCGGATGCGTGAGCCTTCAGTGTCCCCGGAGTGGCCGACGCACCGTCAACCTCCAGGTAAGTCACGCCGCCAGTCAGGGCTTGGGACGGAGAGATGGCCGCTTTGGTGATGCCGTTGATCTGCACCCCGCACGCCTGGTTAATCAACGGGTTGTCCTGGAGGATGCCTAGGATAGCGGTGGCGGTCGTCTGCACGTCCACCACGACGGTGGACGGGGGCTGGGTGGTCGCGTTGGTCACGGACTTCACCGCATAGAATTGCTGGGTGGTCAGAGCTTCATTAGCGACCCCCGTGATTACCGATCCATTGCCATGTTCCCAAACGGCCATTTAATTCTCCTTCTGCCATCCCGGCAGTAGTTACCAAACTTTGTCTAACAGTACCGTTACGCCCGTTACTCCAGTTATGTCCGTTACGCCCGTGCGCCGGACGGCGGAGATCCGAAATCGGTCCCCAACTTCAAGGCCCGCATCGTGCGCTGAGATTGCAAACCGTAGGCCACGATATCCTTGTTCGTTCCTTGCAACGCGACCCGGCGCCGCTCCTCATCGTAATCCTCGTACACGGACGGGTTCTCAGCCAGAATGTGGGCCAAAGCCGCGGATTCCGTCACCTTCCCGCCGGAATTCAACGCCATGGTTTTGGCGGAAGCGATGGCACGGTCGATGGAGGACGTGCCTGCGGGGGAGGAGGAACCGGTGAAGGAGAAGCTGGAATTGACCTGGTTGGCCTGGTTGGCCTTGACGCGACGGGCTTGGAGGAATTGGCGGACTTGGGATACCGAATACCCCTTGCTGACATACTTGGGAATCAGGTATTCCATCCCGGCGATTGTACATAGGGCCACAATCTCGCGGGCCGGATCGGCGGAAGCGGATTTCTTCTGCTTGGCGGGTTCGGGAGCTTCCTCGTCATCCTCGTCGTCATCCGGTTCTTTCTCGTCCGGGTCGTCTTCCTCATCCTCGTCGTCGTCGTCGGTCTTGTCCTTCTTATCCTTCTTCGCGGTGGCGAGCATGGAGGTCAATTCGGCGACCGAGAAGGAGGCTGAGGCTTTCTTGCCCTTCGTCTTGTCCTTCGTCTTGTCCTTCTTCTTGGGCTGATTGGCCGGCGGATAGTCCTCTGATTCGTCCGGATCGGTGGCAGCTTCCTTGTCGTCGCACTCGGATGCGGCGTCCTCATCCACCGCCGACTTCATGTCGTCTTCCTCATCCTCGACAGGAGGCTTGGTGGCAGGTTTCTTAGCCCCCTTCTTCATGTAATCGTCGGACTTGGGCTTCATCTTTGCGGCGGTTGTGTTAGCCATCGGTTCGGCTCCTTCTGTCATCTCGACAGTAGACTCAGACTCAGATTCGGATTCGGACGCACTGTGTTTGGCAGTACCGTCATCCACATCACCATCCACATCTACCACAGACCAATCGGTGGTAGCAAGTAGGGTGGATACGGATTGGGATAATTGCACATTGGAGGTCTCGGTTGCGTAGGCCGACGCCCCCATTAGGTAGTCTCGGTATGTGGCGAGAGGGGAGGGGTCTTTGCCCGCGTCTCGGAGGTGCGCCGCGACGTGATTGTACACACCCTTCCGATCCCCACCTTTGAGGATTGTGCCAGCGCGACCGCCGTTGAGCACGCCGATGGAAGACTGGCAGGCTTTCAGATTTGCTGATCCGACATGCCCGTCTCCGCCGACCTCGTGGTGGATGTAGGAGAAGTCGGATTTGTTGTGCCCGGACGCTCCCGCCTTCTGGAATGCATAAGCCTTACGGTAATACCCCGCAACTTCCCCTTCCCGCAACCGCTTCTTGTTCGCAGGTCCGTCCCAGGACTTAGCGGAGGTGGAGGTTTTGTGGGGAGGGATTGCCGGCATCGAGCATTCCGTATCTGTGCGAAACCTGGAGTTTGTCAGACTAGCTCCGTGACTGATGGTACCACCACGGGATGTAGGACTGTCAACTATAGACTCCAGATAGGCTAGACAGTCGGATTTGGTCCCTACGGAATCGGCGAGTAGGGGGATGGAGTTCTCTCCGAATTTGACACGGGCTTGCGTGGCTTTAACCCGGTCGAACGAGACTCCCCGGTTGGCCGACACACACTCTACAAAAATATCCCCCTCCCGATCCACCTCGGATTGCATATCGGCACGAGCGGCGTCCGACAAATCCGAATGTGGGTTCCCATCTACTTTATGTGCTCCGTAATGGATGTACTCGTATTTGATTCCGGCTTTGGCGTCGGCGGAGACTTGGCTGGTGTGGAGAGCGAAGACTCCAATAGATCCCACAGCGCCCGTGCTGGTGACCCAGATAGAATCCGCGGCGGAGGCCAATGCGTAGGCGGCGGAGGCGGCGAGATCGTTTGCACAAGCGCACATGGGCTTAGACTCGCGACATGAACGAATGTAATCTGCAAGCTCGAAACATCCATGGGTCGTGCCTCCTGGGGAGTCTACATCGAATAGGATGGCACGGACTTTACGATCTTCCAAAGCGGATTCCAAAGACGCCCGGATGGAGGAGTAAGTGGAACAGCCGGATGCAGCCTCCATCCATCCCCCGGATTTCATCAGAGTGCCTCGGATGGGGAGGATGGCGATGCCGGAGTCGGTGGTGAAGTAGGGTTTGTCGGATTTGGAGGATTTGGCGGAATCGCCTAACTCGATCACGTCGGCGTCGTACCGACTAAGTACGCCTTCGGAGAGTAGGTTGTCTATCCCGGATTGATCCACGGATAGACGTGGGCCGACTGCACGGAGGATGGATTCCAGTTTGGAGGGGATTATGGCAAGCGGTACGTCGAATATCTGCTGGGCGAGATGGAGGAGAGATCCGTGGCGGGTGGTCATGGCTCTATCGGTATAGGCAGCACAGATAACCACAGTAACAGATTTTTGTAGGTTTGGTAAAGGAAGAGCGAGCGTCCGTATATTTGAGGATGTTGCGCCGATGGAAATCGGACGTTTAGGGAATTGCCGGACGGGCCGGCGGTTTAATCGGTCACCAGGAGCACGGACGCTCTTGGGGATTATTGTATCACGAGGTCATAGATGAAG